TCTGGATCTACTCGCACAGTACCTCCGCTACAGAAAACGAACACCAAAGCATTCCAGCCCAGCGTCGTAACGACCAGCGTTATCAGAGTCGAACTCTAACAAACCTTCAGCACGCCGAGGTTGCGATTTATAAAGAGAAAATAAGGGTAACACCAAAAAACTAAGCACCTCCCTAAAAAACAATATAAAATAAGAAACGGAAAGAAATAAAATATAAAATATAAAATATAAATATATATCGAAAAGCACACGTGAGAAAGTCTACTTAGTCAAACGAAGTAGACGTTTAACTTCATCACGGGAAATATGCACCGATTTCTCCAAATCCGCCTCATCCTTACACTCAGGAGGAGACTCGGCATCAGAAATATCAATAAATCGAGAATTATCAACAATAGATGCCTCTTTGAGCAAGCCAGCGAAACGCGATTCTAACTCAGCGAGACGCTGCTCGATAGGTATTCGTAGATTAAAAAAGGTAAAATTTGCTGGAATTTCATAAACCTGAATAACAACAAACGGATTAGTACCCACAACAGTTACTTGAGGCATAGTAACAGCAAAAGTAACATTAGTGGTTGTAGTAACAACAGCTTCGGTAGTAGCATAAACCCCACCACTGCCAACTTGAACTTGATTACCAATGGGTGTAGTAACACCCCACCAGTTTTGAACAAGAAAAGCAGACCCACCAGTAGCAGACATAAGACCTGTAAAGGTAACAGATGTACCAGCACCCCAGAGGACATTTATATAAAAATATCGACCCTGTAAAGTGCCTGCACCGATGGACGTCTGAGCAAAAGTGAGATTGGAAACACCACCACTCGCTTGAGTAATTGTAATATCAGAAGACAAATTACCAGAAGTTTGAATGACAGCATTAGCAACCGTACCAAAAGTTGTACTAGTAGCAACACCAGTTTGATTAAGAGATTTATAAGCGGTAAGACCTATATCACCAATTGACGGTAATTTAGGTTTGTAAAGTCGTAAATGATATGATACCCAGACTTCACCAGCAACGGAGGCAGCTTGAGCACCACCAGAGAAAAATTGAGTCTTACCCACATGATAAAAACGAGGATCAGCAGCCGCATCAAGCGGTACCTGAGGGTTCTTAACATATAGACGAGACAATACATTCTGGCGAGAAGCACACTCCACAGGATGAATCATAGAAGCACAAGGGACACACGAAGTAGCGAACATGTAAGCTTCGGCTTCCTGCTTTGTCGTAAAATCATGATCCAACACATCATAATTGGTAGCTATAACCATAGTACCAAGAGCTGTATTGGTTGAAGCAACAGCAGTACCGGAGTTCGTCTTAAACTCATATATACAACCTAACAAATCATACTCCTCAAAATTAAGAGCAATACGAGATAACAATGGTGCAAAAGCCGGATTACCCGGATTAATGACAATAGAACCGATCTTAGCAAATGCAACAGAGGTTGACAGATCAAACAAGAATTCGCGATGAGCAAACTCAAAACCTGCTTCACCTCCGTTGAACATCGGAGGACCGTTATCAGTCATCAAAGTATTCTGACGTACTTTATAAGCACCCATACCAAAAACATCACCTAACCACCGTGTAGCTTTGGAGGCTAAACCTCCAACTACATCAGCAGCTTTATCTACAAAATAGGACCCATGTCCTCGAACACCACCTGCTCTACTGCGCCGGGATCTTTTAGACCTCCCAGCTTTGCCACCGACATGATAAGCACCATGTCCAGTTATGACTTTGGCCACAGCTTTGGCCACTTTTTTCACACGTTTTGACTTTCCTTTACGAGGCATAAAGGAATAAATTAAATAATAGATAAAAAGAAAACAAGAAATAGAGGGGGGGACACAAAAATATTAAATCGGCGGATCTAACACTTACGAACGTTCACCGCTTTTGTTCCCGAATAAATCTCCCATAATTCTCTATCAGTTAAATAATTCTTCCAAGCATTGACGACTAAATCGTCAGTGGATGGGTATCTCACACGAATAAAGTTTATCAGTCTTAAAAACCAAGAACGGCAAGACTCACAAGCAAAAGTTTCGTTTCTCAAACCACATGCACGTATAATAGTGCAAGCAAGGGTCTGTTTTTCATTATATATAAGCATATTAGTACGCATCCGCTCACAATCAATAGTAGGTAAATACATGCCATAACCTAGCTCAGGTATTTCAGTATACGTAAAGCGATGACCTAAAAAGGTAGAATCGCCAACATCTAAAAAATCAGGAGCTGCTGCATGATATTCCATATCTATCTCATGTTGAACCTTACTGATGGTCTCGTAATTAAACAGATCATGTATTTGACTGTTGACTCCAACATCGGAATCATCACCACACAACAACAGAACAATATTCTCTTTAAAAATATGGTAAGAGTGCATTCCTACAGGCATAATTAAATGCCAAAGTACTACCCAATCCATAAAATTCTTAAATGTATTGTCCGGGGTGGTTGACGCTTGACCAGACGGGTTACCAGCATCACGATCGAACACAAATCCATCAACATTAACTAAGGGAGCAGATGAAAGCTCTTTATATAAATTAAACAAACGCCTAAAGTTCTCGGGTGTACGAAAACCTGGCGAAAGCATCTTAAAACGAAAATCACGTATTTTATCAAAGCAATATGCTCGAAATCGAGAATCAAATTTCTTACCATCAAGCTCCAACACGGAGCGAGGACCAAATTTGGACAACTTCAGAGCAGCCTTATGAAAACCACCTTGTAGAATATTTAAACCAAGAGCAGACGAATGCATCATATTGGTATTAACAAGTCTTTGATTTTGATGAAGACACAATTGCGAATGAGCTAACACATGATTAACATCCATTGACACAATAGTACGAACATCACCATTCTTTATCTTCTCAATAGGACGCACCTCTTCCTTAATAGTAACACTACAAAGGGAATGAACATAGTCGGTTGTAGATAACTTCGACCAATAGGTTGCGTAAAACTGAAAATCATCAGATTGATAATAATCGTACTTGAAAGGATACTTAAGTGTATATGGATAACCGGAAGACTTCATAGGACGAAGCCACTCCATCACGGTATCCAAAGAATAAACCTTAGAATCACACAAATAAGCACCGAATTCTTTCTCAAGCCAGTCACCAGCAATATCGTAGTAACTTTTAATGCGATCAGAAAACGGCTCCGAATGCCGATTATAACGTGAGATAGCGAGCAACGAATGCTCAAGCCGTCTCGGCACAACGCCATAATTGCAATATAAATTGGACTCATCCACAGAGTCTACAAAATCCCTAACGATTATATCTTCATAATTGGGCTCGCGAGGATTGAACGGTCTAAAAACACGTCCAAGACAACGCATATGTTCACCAATATCTACAGTATAACCATTTCGAATTTGTTGCAGATCAATAGGATAAGGCGCAAGTATGCTCTTAAGAGCATCTTGCGCCTCTAAGAGTTTTTTGGTTTTGTTCTAACATCCCTCGTATACTCAGTATAATACGAGGTATCAGTAGAAAAATCATAAGTTCGAAATCCAGAAGCAATATCTTTGATTTCAGTAACCCATCTATCATTCACCGGATAAAAACTCGGCATAACGGTAGAACTAGTGTTACCTAAACCATGAAAACCTATGACACAACCGTCAGAAGCTGCTATATAAACACCACCACAGGCTCCACTTTGAGTAGAACCGGAGTATTGACAAGTGACGATCTCACCATCTTTACCAAGAGTAACAGTATCACCAACCTTGCCCATAGAGCAAGTGGCTTTACCATTATCTATCCAAAATAGCATAGAATCTTCACCTTTAACAGCCGGACGAAATTTAAACTGATTATTCTTACAACCAGAATTACCAATACGGTAACAAATCTGATCAGGAATATTCTTAAGAACAGCACCTTTGCCAACCACGCCAACAGGATGATGGTCAGTACTACTTTTACTAACAATCAAACCTGTACAACCAGCAGCAATATGACGAGGAATGAATATATTGTCATTTGAAGCAAAACAGGTACATTTTTGTATAACACCGGTTTTATCTTTACCGGAAACTTCATACATGACAGGATGTTTAATAATAGCATGCCCAAGACGGGAATGCTCAACAATAGCAGCAGCAGATTCCAATTGAACCCACCCAACACCTTGCTCATAAACCCAATATCCAGTATCTCCTTCAGCAGCAAGACGTAACTCAGCATTACGAGCTTCAGCTTCGTCGCGATCATAAGCACGCATTTCTTGGTCAGGATTCGCATCACCTGGAATATACTGACCAGAATCAATAGTGCCTTTTTGACGATTATTACGACGACCACCCTTTTTTCCTTTCGGACCCTCAGGATAGTAAGAAGACCTCTTCACCAACTTATATAAGTATGAGATAAGTAAAACGGAGAAAACACAACAAGCTCCTCCGATTACAATTTGTTTTTTGGTCTTAGCACAAAACCATTTATTTAGAGCTCCACACCAACGATAAACAAAATTCGGTTGGTACCCCAAACCATTACGATTACTCTGACCTTTATGAGTAACGTCATCTAACATAGCATCCAATAATCTAATACTATTTTCACGTTTCAAATTAATTTGTTCTTCAACTGGTTTAACAAAAGCTATAGGTGTAGATATACTACCACCACCAAGCGATACAACAGGAATACCAGTAAGAGGAGGTGTTACACCTCTAGGAACAGATGATGATTCAGAATCAGACTTCTCCTCCGACTCACTACCTTGCAGAACAGCACCGGTATCGTTGCTGTCATCTGAGATAGAATCACCGAAGAAAGTATCACTAAACATTCCAAAAACATCATCTAAGCCTTCATAGGCACAATTTAGTATATAAGCATCTTTCCAATACTTTATAAACTGTTTAACAAAGCCGCATATCTGTTTAAAATCCTCACCCATATTATCAAGGGAGATCATTCCAGCACATAATAAAATACCTCGGAAACTTCTCCACTGCTTAACTATTCGTTGTCGTTCAGCAAATCGACTACTCTCTAACAGAGCACCACGATAAGCACGATATTTATAAATAGACATAGCAAGAGCACCAAGGACACCAGCACATAGAATATACTCACCCCAAGTTCTAGGGAGTCTAAACCAAAAACTGCGACCACCAACTGTGACATATACTTTACCAATATTACAATAGAGGCAGTATAACCCATAAAAGACCAAACAAACAAAAAAGAAAGAGAAAA